CGTGTGCCGCCACCAGGGCATTGTGCGCGTCGGCCATGTCCTCCCGATCCTGACTGCCCACCTTGGGCGGACGATCCGGATTGGCGACGTAGAACTCGGCGTTGTCGCGCATGGGCTTGGCGACAGCCTCCAGACCTTCCGCGGTCTCCCTCTGCCCATCCACAAATGCTTGCTTGACCGCTGCCCACTCGGGCGACTGCACGGCTGCCAGGCCAAACTCCTTCTCGGCCTGATCCGCAAGTACCTTGTAGCGCTCGGTGTAGGCGGCGCGGTTCGCGGCCCTTGCCCGCGCCGTGCTGGCTTCCACATCGGCCAAGACATCCTCGGGCAAGTCCTTGCCCTGCTCCAGACGACGGCGGAGCTTCTCCATGTTGGCGTGGTGCCGCTCCGCAATCTCGGCGCCCTCGATATGGAGGTCGGAAGGCTTGCGCTCGCGCTTCGCTCCGCCCCCCCCCTCCGTCCACTGCCCATCCTCGTCGCGCCGCTCCCCGCTGACGTCGCGCCCACTCGCCTTGCGCAGTCGCCCGTTGCCGCCCCCGTGCGCCTTCCCGTTCCGATCCGCCCGCCCCGGTGGCGCATCCCTGAGCCGCTCGCGCGTGCCCGTGCCTGCGTCGGAGGCGGCCCGGTCCCCCCGCTCGCGCTCCTCTCCAAAGCCCGGCTCACCCGGCAAAGGTTCCCCCGCCTTCTTCGCCCCGACGAACGCTTTACCCTCCTCGCCCCCGATGGGCGGCAGGCCGCGCAGCGCCCGGTACTCATCCGCGCGCAGCACGTTGCCCGCGCGCGTGTCGGTGGCTAGGCGGTTCTCCAGCAGCTGCGGGTCGTCGATGGCCCGCGCCTTGTAGTTGATCTCCCGCTTCGCATCGAGCCAGGCCGTCCCGAGCAGCTGCGTTTCCTCTTCCCCCAGCAGGTCCAGCATGGGCTGCAGGCCGATTTCCGTGGTCTGCTTGACGGCCGCCCAGAACTGGCTGTAGTTGCCTGCCTCCGTGATACCCGCCGCACTTGCCGTGACCCCGTGGGCGGCCAGGATCATGTCCCGGTAGGCGGGCCGCCCCTGGGCATAATCCATGTCCACAGCAGACCGGCCGCGGTCCCCAGCCTTGATCCCCTTGGGCAGGATCAGGTGCTTGCCCGTGTTCGGCGTGCCCGCGTGCTCGGCGGCGAGGTCCTCGCGGAACTGCGTCTTGTCGTCGGGGGCCGGATCGACCATTGGATCCTGCTCGAACACCATGCCGGGCCGCTCGCTGTTCTGCAGGCCGTACCAGCACGCGCGATCCATCTCGTTGGCGACGTCGATCCACATGCTGATCGCGGAGGCAGTGGAGAGGCCGTCGGAGAGGTAGAGGGGATGCGGCCAGCGCACGGGGCGGACATCCCGGGCATCCACTTCGGCCCCGGTCAGGAGCGCGCTGCCCATGGCGCCCGTGACCCAACCGTCCTGGCCCAGCGGGGACAGGCCCCAGCTGGACAGGGGGGTGATCCAGTAGGAGCCGCGGGGGAACTCCGCCGTGGGCATGCGCGGAATCGCGAGGCCCGTCGGGATGACGTACAGCTCGGCGGGAGCGCCTACGGGGTTTCGGACCAGCCAGAGGAGGGCGCTGCCCGTGGCGGCGAGCTGCTGGATAGCCGCGTAGCGGTAGAGGGAACCGGACCAGTTGGGATTGGGTTTTTTCAGGAGGCGCAGCAGCGGATCGTTGTGCGGGACGGGGCGGCGGGGCTGCTTGGTGCCCTGGGCGGTAGGGGCGGAGGACTTGGCGAGCCGGGCCAGCTTGCGGCGAAGGGCACGGGCCGTCTTCCGGTCGCCTATCGCTTTCGCGAAGCGGAGGCGACTCCGCAGACGGCGCGGGTCAACGAGCTCGTGAACGCTGGTCTCGGCGGAAGCCGCCATGCGGGCGAGCGTGCGGATGGCGACGAAGTTCCAGCCAATCACCTGGCTACTTTCTGCGAGGTGATTGCTGGCCCATAGGCCGGGGGCCTCCCCAGCAAGATACGGCCGAGGATCTCTGCCGCGGAGGTACGTACCCTTGCCGCGCAGCGCCCCCACGGCACGCTTGACCCAAGCCCAGAGGCTGCGCAGGGGGTTCACCCGCCGCCCTCCCCCGTCACCTTCTCCAGCCGCACCACGACCGCCCCTTCCTCCCCCAGAAGCGGCGGCAGCCCGTAGAAGCGGCGGAGCAAGTTGACGGTGACATCGGGGGCGCGCAGCATTGCAGCGAGCGCGGCGTCCTGGTCGGGCAGCCCCAGGGCGGCGCGCAGCTCGGCGTAGTTGCGGAAGACCTTGAAGGCCATGTCACTTCCTCCGCGCCGCCTCAGCCGCTGGCCGTTCCCCCGGCGGCACGGCCGCCCCGTGGGAGGCGCAGACCGGCTGCGGCGCCTCTTCCAGTGAAAGCACCTGGGCCACCCCCGACGAATGGCTCTCCTGCAAGGTGCCGTCGTCCAGGAGCAGCATGAGTACCAGGCCAAACCCCTGGGAGCTAGGGTAGACGGCAACCACCTTGCCCAGCTTGTCGCCCTCAAGGCGGACCTGCGCCCCCAGGAGAGATGTGGCAAACCCAAATGCGTTCATGCGCTATCCTCGCAAGGGCGAGACGAATCCCGCCCAAGGATAACGGGCGGGACAGGCCGGGGGGAACTAGACCCGCTCCAGCCGCCACGAGCCCACGGGCAGCTGGCCACCCCGCAGGTGGGCGAGCAGATACCGAACGCTGTCGAGGCGATGGTAGGTCTCCTTTTCGGCAATCTTCTCCAGCACGGTCCCCGTCTCGTCCACCTCACGGCTGTAGCTGCCGAAGTCGTCGATCAGGGCGAGTAAATTGCTGAACACCACCAGTTCCCCCCGGGCCAGTGCCCCATACACCCGCTGGATGCCCACCTCAACGTCCTTGATGGGTGGCTCGCGTACCCCCAGGCCGGCACTGGCGAATTCCGCTCGCCACTGCCCCTCGCTGTGACTGCCCCCTACCGCCGTGGGCCGGCACGGCTCTCCCCTGAGCAGCTCAACAACGTGTTCCTTCGCGGTCCGCGAGCCCACGGGGCCGTAAACCCGGTACAGGTACAGCTTGCCCGTGGGGACAGGGGGCAACGGCTGCCCAGTCCGCCGCTGGGGGCCGGAGCGCTCGACCATCTCCTCCGCGACGAAAATCCCTGCCGTATTGACGCCGCCGAAGTCGAGTCCCAGCCAGCGCGGCCAGCCATCGGGTAGAACGAAGGGAGGTCAGGTGTTACGGCCGGGCTCGAAGGCATCGTAGATCATGCCGGCGGGCCGCTCGAACAGCCCCTCGTAGTAGAGGCGGAACCGCCAGGGGGGCATGGAGGCACGGGCCCGCTCGTATTCCTCCCGGGGGAAGGCGGGGTTGTCGAGGGAGCGGAAGTTGATGACGTCGATGTCCGGGTGGTTCCTGCCCGCGGCCATCCACGGGTCCCACAGCTGCTGTTTGAGCCAGCCGAGATTGTAGGGTCGCGTGGTGAGCAGCACGCGCCCCTGACTGACCGAAAGCCGCCCCAGGATGGCCTCCCACGAGGCAAAGCGGAAATCCGCCTGTCCCGCCTCGTCCAGCCACGCCGCCTTGACCGTGGCGGACTCCAGACTGTTGGGGTCCGAGGCGTGGCCAAAGAACACCTGGACGGGGTCTTCGGGGACGTAGCCGAAGAGGCGGCGGCAGCCCGAAGGGGAGAAGGTGAAGCAGTGCCGGGCGCCGCCGACGTACTTGCCCAGCCGGAACTGCCGCTCGAAGAGGCGGCTAAACTCGGGCAAGACCTTCTTCGTCATGAGCGGGTAGGTCGGGCTGGCGACGAGGTAGTCCCCGGGGCCGCAGCGTTTGATTTCCCCGAGCAGCCACGGGGGCCCCACGACCGTTTTGCCCGATTGCCAGCCGGCCAGGACCAAAACGAAACGTTTCGTGGATTCGAGGGCCCGTTCTTGGCCGCGGTGCAGGGCCATTTCGAGCCAGCCGTCAGGGGCGCGCGTGAGCTGCTCCATTGGTGCTTTCGACCTTCTCAGGGGAGCGCACGAAGCGCATCCCCAGCGGGATCTCGCCGCCATCGGGGCCGCTGTGCTCGTGCTTCTTCTTCTCGGCGGGGTACAGGTCCTTGAGCCGCGCCGTGTCCTGGAGTACCGCAAGGGCCGTCCGCAGATCGCCCGTGACGCGCGCCTCCGCGTACAGGTCTTCCCGACGGGAGAAGTGCTGAGACAGGAGTTCGGAGTCCTTGATACGGCCGTGACGGCGAATGATCGTATCGGCGCGCTTTATATACACGCGCAACTGGTCATCGCAAAGAGACTTGCGGCCCTCCGGGAGTTTCCAGGGCGAGCCGTCCTCGTGTTCCTTCTCCC